ATGTTGCCGGCGAATACCGGCACGGGGGTTCGAATCCCCCTCTCTCCGCCATGAAACCAGAGCCTGTCGAATAAGACGGGCTTTTTTGTTTTGTGAAAAATGGAATATCTAAAGGTGTAAAAAGTTGTTTTTGCCCCCACTTTGCCCCCACTTTGTTTTTTACACGAAAAAAGCCGAGGAAAATCCTCGGCTTTAGAGTATTAAATTATCTTTTTTAGGGTTTCTTTTACTCCGATTTCGAGATCAGGAATAAAGTGTCCATAGGTATCCATCGTCTGCTGGAATGTGCTATGGCCAAGTCTATGCTGCAGAGCTTTAAAATTTATACCTTCTTTTAAAAGCAAGGTGGCGTGTGTATGTCGGAGTCCGTGAAAAGTAAAGTCAGGTAGACCCATTGTGTTAAATGTCCGGCGGGCAATTTTTTCAATATGGTTTCTTTTTATCGGGTTTCCCTCGGCATCGCAAAAAAGCAGATTTTCAGGATTGGGAGTTCCTTTCATAGCTGATATGTGGTGCTGTATCAGCTTCATTGTTTCTCGATCTATAGATATTGTCCGGCGGGATGACTTGTTTTTTAAATCGTAAGATAGCTGCTCTTTACCATTCACCCGGATTACAGAGCGCATGACTTTTATGGTTCCCCGCTTAAAATCAATCCCCCATTTACAATCAAGTCCGGAGATTTCTCCCATGCGGAGCCCGGTATATGCTGCAATCCGAAAATAGAGCTTTGTCCAATCTTCAGGAAGCAGGTCGAGCATTTCTTTTATTTGTGATTGCCTCAGGATGGAAACTTCCTTCCGTTCTTGCTTGGCATGTTTTATATTTGTTAATGGGGATACAGGAATCGCCCCATCTTCCGCTGCCTGTTTTAGTGCAGCGTGCAGGATTGTGTGCAGATTGTTGACAGTTCGCGGCGATTTTTCTTTCAGTAGGGTCGCAAAATATGAACGGAACATGGCCGGCGTCAGATCAGTTAAGAGTATTCTCCCGACGCGCGCCTCTGTTACATATTTTTTAATGGTATAGTAGTAATCTCTTTTTGTGACAGGGGATATATTCGGCGTTATAGATTCAAGCCACGCCTGCATCCATTCTGACAATGTGACTTTTTGTGTGGCAAGCGGGCATTTTTCTAATAAATCAAGAAATGCAGACCGTTTATCTTTTGCTTCTTTAAGCGTTCGCCCCATGAAATAATAACGTTTTTTGTTGATCTGGACGGTTACTTTATACCGCCCGTCTTTTCTTTTCGGCATTATAAAATCAGCCTCCTTTGTTTGAGTGGGGCTGATTATGCTATAATTATAAAGTAATCAGCCCGTGGGGGTATATTACCATTCTGAAGGGTATATTAGCAGTACTGCTTCAGAGAACCGTCGTTATGTTCGTAGCATAGCGGCGGTTTTTATGTTGTTAAATAGACTTGAATAAAAATTGACACAAACGATTTCGAACGATTTGAAACGATTTTCTGATGAAAATATAAACGAACTCTTCGTTTATATATTATTGAGGAATTGGCGGTGGATAATTCAATTTAACTCATCTTCGTCAATTGTGGTTATTATTCTGCTTTGTTTTTATAAGCTAATTCCCGATTTTGCCGTGCCTTTTTACTTAATTTAGACATAAGTTTAAAGTTATATTCACCAACCAAAGAACTCATCCTGAATAAATCCAACAGTGCCCATAATCCAAATAATCCGGCTGTAAAAAAATAGAAGATGAATTTTATTGGACTATTTAAATATACATAATGCAGCCCGAAGCAGAACCAAAAGAAATATGCGGTACCTACGCTTTTTTTCTTTCGATAATACTCCTCCATGATTTCCGCATGCATTGGGTCATTTGCCATAAATACTTCATTCATTGAATCCATTTTTGTTACTCCTCTCTTTTGAATAATTAATTCTCTTACATTACATTTTCTCTACCTGCCGCGAAACACGGAAACACCGAAAACTGCTCTAACAACTTTTCCGTGGAGTCAATTGTTAAAAGCTGTTCATCCCGGATGCCATCTATCATATCCGGACAATTTCGCATACATGTGTGACTAATAAGAAGAAAGGCAAATTTATTAGCTTCAAGCTCATCTTTATTAATTGCTTCTTCTGTGATCACATGTGATCCTGAAAAATCAAGTCCGTCAGTATTTTGAAGCAGTGTGTGCCCGAGTTCGTGTGCTAAGATGACTTTTCGATGGTTCCAGTCGAATTTTTCGTTAATCACAATTAGTCGACGATTTTTATAAGTAAATGAAGCTCCTTGAAATGTTTCCGAATGCACATTCTCATAGTAGACTTCAATTCCGATTAGCGCTGCCAGCTTATCCGGATCATTTGTTTTATGTTCCCGGATAATATCAACAACTTTTGGCAATAGCCTTTTCACTTTCCTTTTCCTCCTTTATTTATTACTACTTGCATTAAATTTAAAAGCATTTCCTTTTCTTGTTTATTGAGATTGTAGTTTCCGCCCCTAAATTTGATGTTTTTCGCATTTTGAATTATTTCGTCTAAGTGAATTGCATTCCTTTCTTCTTCCATTTCTTTTCTTAATTTTTCCGGATTTAGATAGTTTTTCCTGTTCATCGGAACATCAAACCCCATTAGCCACACGGGAGAAACATTGAGTGCCTCCGCTAATATATCCACCTTATCTTGTTTTGCTTTATATCCTCCCTTTAAATATGTATTTATGGAGGATTTATTTATTCCGGTACGTCTATAGAGTTCTGTTTGAGTTATTTCTCGGATCTGCATAGCTTCAGAAAGTCTTTCAGCGAATGTTGCACTTTTCATAAATTTATCATCCTTAGGGATATCTTCCCATCCAGTAAGATACGATGCGGGTACATCCAGAGCCAACGCAATCTTTTTTATGATATCTATTCCTACTGTTTTTATTTGTCCATCTTCATAACGCTTGGTGTTACTTTCACTGAGTCCGATATGCTCACCGAGTTCCTTTAATGTCATTTTTCTGGACTTTCTCATTTCTTTTATACGTGAGCCTACACGCCTGTTATATTGTGATTCATCCATTTATTTCACCTCGCTTTTGTTAATGCAATAATACAACAAATTTGTATAATATGCAAGTATATTATATCCTAAAATAAAAAAACTTGCATATAGTGCTTGACAATGTTCCGCCGATGCGTATAATTAGTATAGAAAAACTTGTATAAAATACAAGTCGAATAAGAAAGGGGGTGAATCAAGTGGAAATGCTCAAGCTAAAAGGGGCTATAGTGGCAAATAAAAAGAACTATAAGGAATGTGCAGGATTTTTAGATATTTCCGTCAATTCGTTCAGCGATAAAATAAACGGAAAAAGACCATTTTCCTGTTGGGAAGCTACTAAGCTTAAAAATTTTTTGTGTTTAAACAATGAAGAGAGCATAAGTATTTTTTTATCTTAAAACTTGTATGTAATGCAAGTTAAACATGAGAAGGAGGTAATCGAAATGGAAAAGAAAAATGAATATGAAGGGTTCCGATTTTCAGATCTTTGTGTAGTCATAAAAGTTTCTGCAAATAGCATGGATGACATCAAGGAAATTGTGAAGCAGACGTCAGAAATACAAAAAGAGTACAGCTGCTACTGCACTCTTAATGTAAATCTTCCCAATAATGTGTCAGGGATAAAACTTACGCATGCATCTAAAGGGTGAAATTATTGAACCAATTGACGCATTCCTTGTTGGCGCGAATGTCATAAGGGGCCAAAACTTGGAACACAGAATAAGAATCATTAGGATCAATACGTTTTCTTATTTCTGCACCAATAACAGATGCAGAGAGAGAAGAGGAAACAAACCATGTTGATTTGTGAGGATTGCAATAAGCAGAAAAACTTCTCAGATAAGAAATCAATTGGGAATAATTTTGCCCTGGTGCATTCAGATCATAGTTAATTACATAGATCATAATAGTTCACCTCCTTTCTGCCAATATTATAGGGGAGTGGGGAGTGTAAATCAAAGAAAGGAGATGATCAAAATGGAACAAAATCCAGTTGGGCTGACGATGGAAGAAACTTCACAGCTGCTCCACATCGGAGTTGAACAGCTCCGGGAGTACGCCCGAACAGACCCGACGTTCCCGTGCTTTTCGGTCGGGAACAAGCTAATCACTACCGAGGCCGCAATTAGCGAATGGGCAACCGCCCGGGCGAAGATGCGGGTCGGGATGAAGACAGAAAGCTCGCATGTAATGGAGATTATCAGACGAAATAGGAGGCGGGCATGAACAAACCCTTAATTTTCACAGCGGCGCTCATGTCAGCAGCATTGGTAGCAGGTGCCGCGGTAGATGCGGAAAAAATCTGCAACAGGCTTTTTCCGGAAACTCGAATTGTCGAGTACCGCCGGGATGTAAAGCAGGGAGATACGCTTTGGACAATCTGTGGCGAAATAGCCACGGATAAAGAAGACCTGCGAAAACTTGTCTGGCAGGCAAAGAAAGATAACCGGATAAAAGACGTGGGCAACCTGCAGCCGGGCATGTTGATTGTAGTCAGAGTTGAGGAGGCGCGGAATGGATGACAGACCATTTAGTGTGACACTTGTCAAAGATGATTGGGATTTAGTTCTGGCCGCACTGGAGATCTGCAAAGAGAATGCATCATCACTCATGGAGCACGAAATCGAATGCATTATTCGCGGAATAAAGTCAGATTTAGATAGTCAAGGTTTTTAAAAGTAAAGGAGGCGAGGAAATGACTGACGCAGAAAAGTTTAAACATATCAGCGAATATGTACGTCGCAGGTACATGCAAGAGTCGATTGCTTGGACAGATGCGGACAAAAAAGGCGAAGTGATGAGCGCGGCCAAAGCGAGTATACGCGAAGAAATTTTATTTGAAATTATTACTGAGCTAAACAAAATTGAAAAAGCCGACTGATGTTCGCAGCATCAATCGGCAGGCGGAAAAATATGGGTAAATTTCCGCCTCTATTGTAACAAAAACAGGAGGAATACACAAATGGCAGAACTCATATTGAATGCCGATGCTTCGCACGAGGATTGGCTCAAAGTAAGAAATACAGGATTGGGCGGGTCGGACTGCGGAAGCATTCTCGGGCTCAATCCGTATAAATCGGCATTGACACTTTGGTCAGAAAAAACAGGGATGATGCAGCCGGAAGATCTGTCAAAAAATGAGAGGGTCTGGTGGGGCAGCCACATGGAACCAGTGATCGCGCAGAGATTTGAAGAAATTACAGATAAAAAGGTACGCCGGAGAGGAACTCTTCGAGACAACGATTATCCGTATATGCTGGCCAATATTGACCGCTGGATAGTCGGAGAGAATGCCGGTCTTGAAATCAAGACGGCAGATTGGCGCATGAGCAAGCAGTGGGGAGACAAAGACGATCCGCAGGATATGACGGTACCGGACAGCTACTACTGCCAGTGCATGCATTACATGGCAGTCACCGGAGCCGATTACTGGTACATCGGAGCGCTTATCGGCGGAAACGATTTCCGGGTAAAGAAGATCATGCGTAACGAAGATGATATCAAGTACATCCGGGAGCAAGAAAAAGAATTTTGGAACCATGTCACAGAACAGACAATGCCTGCGGTAGACGGCAGTGATTCTACAGTTCACACACTTGTCGGGCTGTACAATACGCCAAACGGGAAAGAGATAGACCTGCCTGAAGAAGCATTGCGGATTTTTGAAAAATATGACTTGGCCAAAGCAAAAGAAAATGAGGCAAAAGAGGCTATACAGGCGGCAAAAAATGAATTAATGGCACTGCTTGGAGAAAACGAAGTCGGGCACCTCGGTGACAGAAAAGTCACATGGAAGGCAATCAAGCCGAGAGAATCTATTAGCTTATCACGCGTTAAAAAAGAAGACAGCGGCAGCTATGAGGCACTCAAAGCGATGGGATTTATCAAAGTCGGCGAAGCAGGCCGCATGATGAAGGTCTACTAATGAGCATTGAAGAGTTTACAGCCCTCAAAATAGGCGCAAAAGTCAGTATACAAAGGGGGCTAAAATCCCCGCCACTTAAGGGGACATTGGCGGATAAGGTGAACGAATCCGCTCTTATAAAAATAGGTCACACGCCGGCAGGAAAACCTATCCTGATATGGGCGCATTATATGAAATTAAAACAGGAGGAGTTTAGATGAGAATTAAGAAGATACTTTCACAGAACAGAAGAGATTTCAGAGCATTATTTATCTGTCCGTTTTGCGGGCATGAAGAGGAAAAACCGGGATACGATGACGCTAATTTTCATCAGAATGTGATCCCCAAAATGGAATGTAAAAAATGCGGGAAAACAGAGCAGGACGGAGCAAATTATCGTCCGTTGAGTACAAAATATCCGGAAGGTTTTCAAGTTTAAAACAGGAGGACAAGAAATGAACGCGGCAAAAGGAATCGTAAAAACAAAGCAGGAAAACAAAAAGCCATCTTTACAAGGGCTAATTCGAGCGATGGAGCCTGAAATTAAAAAGGCATTACCGTCGGTCATTACACCGGAACGGTTTACCCGGATGGTATTTACGGCACTGTCGAGCAATAAAAAGCTGCAGGCATGCACACCGGAAAGTTTTCTCGGCGCAATGATGCAGGCTGCACAGTTGGGTGTAGAGCCGAATACCCCGATCGGACAGGCTTACCTGATTCCATACGGCAATCAGGTACAATTTCAACTTGGATATAAAGGAATGATTGATCTTGCTTATAGAAGCGGTGAAGTACAGAGCATACAGGCGCACGAAGTGCACGAAAACGATACATTTGAATACGAGCTTGGGCTGAACCCAAAACTGAAACACGTACCAGCTATGAAAGACAGGGGCCCGGTCATCTTATACTACGCTGTCATCAAGCTGAAAAACGGCGGAGAAGGATTCGAAGTTATGAGCCGGGAGGATGTAGATCAATTTGCGCGGGCGAAGTCTAAAACATATAAAAATGGACCATGGCAAACGGATTTTGACGAAATGGCAAAGAAGACCGTACTTAAGAAAGTTTTGAAATACGCGCCTTTAAAATCTGATTTCGCAAAACAGGTCAAAGAAGACGAAACAATTAAAACCAGTATTTCGGAAAACATGACGGACTTGCCGGACGAAACGGTAACCATCGATGCGGAAGCACAAACACCGCAGGACGAAGAAATCCCATTTGATGAAATACCGCCTGCGGTAGATAAAGAAACAGGGGAGGTGTTAAGCGATGGAAGAAATTAATAGAAACCCTCTTCCGGAGATGGAATGTGGGATGGCCTATCTTGCCCATCCCTACTCTCCGCTTAACAGGAGAGCTGAAATATTCGTGGAGGCTATTAAAGCGGAGAATGTAGAAGGTGCGGGGAATATGGCTTATGAGATTATGCAAAAATACACAAATCTGACGATTATTTCCCCGCTCCATGCTTATTCATTTTTGGAAGGAAAAGAGCTAAAAGAGACGGAAATACTCAAGTACGATTTCAGGCTTCTCTCCCGGTGCGATATTTTGATTTTATCTGGAAACTGGCGGAACAGTAAGGGGTGCATGGCGGAATACGGCTATGCAAAGGCGAAGGGAATTCGGATATATGAGTATTTGAATGGAGCTTTGTATCCGCTGGAATGATGCCGGGTACTTGAAAGGGGTGATGCCATGGCACGGCCGCTCAAACAAGGGCTTGATTACTTTCCCTTGGATGTTGGCTTTTTACAGGATATGAAAGTGCGCCGGATAATTAAGTCATGCGGTGCGTCGGCAATTTCAGTACTAATCTGGCTGCTGGGTAGCTGCTATCGAGACGAGGGGTACTACATTTGGTGGACAGAGGATTTGCCTTTCATAGTGGCGGATGAGATTGGCGTCACGGAAGGATGCGTACAAGAGGTTGTTAAAAGAGCTCTACAGGTTGGGTTCTTTGATGCGGGCATGAAGGAAAAACATGGAATTCTGACTTCTGCGGGGATCCAAAAAAGATTTCTGGAGGTAACTTCTCGAAGAAAAGCAGCGTTTCTCCGTAGGGATTTTGCACTCATTTCCATTAATGTCGACAATAACTCAATTAATGTATGCAATAACTCAATTAATGTATACAGTAATGAACAAAGTAAAGTAAAGAAAAGAAAAGGAAAGGAAAGTAAAGAAAAGGAAGAAAAAAAGAACGTTCTTTCTTCTCAAGATAAAATGATTCAATCTTACCTTTCGTCCAATCCTGAATTGGAAGAATCACTCCGAAGGTGGTTGGACATGAGAGAAGAAAGGAAAGCTTCTGTATCACCGACGGCTCTCAAAAAGAACCTGACACAACTCAAGAAGTTATCAAACGGGAATATAGAGGACGCTGTTCTCATTGTAGAGCAATCAATAGAAAATCAATGGCTCGGATTTTGGCCGCTCAAAAAACATAAGCGCAAAAAGTCGGAAGGAAGCTATGGACATATCGCTTCTCCGGAAGAGTGGAAATGTATCAAAGACGGATGGTGACAATGGAACGAATCGGACGGGATATGGATGATCTCCGGAAAAAAATGGAGACATTTATCAGAAACAATGGCCGCTTAAATGAGCAAAATCCAAAAACGGAAGCGGAAGAGGCGGCAGAAGAAAGAAAAAAATGGACGAATAGGCTGTATAAAGCCGGGATTGGCAGGCGGTACCATGCATGCACGTTTCAGAACATCGAGAAAAAAGGCTTGCCGGATTCTAAACTGCTGAGAAGCCATTATGCCATCGCGAAAGATTACGCTAAGAATTTCAAGGCACATAAGGCAAATGGGCAAGGGCTTATCTTTGCCGGACCGGTAGGACGCATGAAGACAACAATGGCGGTGGCCATAGCGCAGGAAATTATGAAAGAGTACAATCGGGCGTATTTTATCACGATGCCGGAATTGATGGACAGCCTTCTGCAAAATAATCTTTCGCAGGAAGTACGAACGCGCACAAAAGAAACGGACTTACTGATTCTTGATGATATGGGCGCGGAGTATCAAAACGATTGGGTTCTGAACGCGGTCGATGCAATTATATCTAAACGGTACAATGAACTTCTGCCTGTCATCATTACGACGAATAAGACGCCGGAAGAAATGAATCAGAGGTACATGGCACGGATTTTTGACAGGTTAAAACATGCTAATAGATTACTTGTCGAGGCGGGTGAAAGCCTGCGGAAAAATGATGTTTAAGGGGTGAAGAAACATGGATAAAGCGATAACCGAAAAAATTTACAGAAATATAGATACGAAATTTTTCAACATGCATTTTTCCGTTCCCGGAAAAGATGGGAAATTCAATCAAAAGGGACTGTTCTATTGCGCTTATGAAGACGATTATGAAAACCGGCTTGTACATCTTGCGATAGACAATAGAAATGGAAACCCGCTGATAGTGGAATGTATAGACAAAGAACAGGCGATAGAAAGGCTTATGTTTTGGGGTAGAAGAGGAAGAAACGAAGTGTAAGAAAGGAGCAGCTAAAAGATGGGAAGTAATCGGTTTATGGTTGTATCGGAAAAAAGGGGAATTATCGCAATGAATCCGTCGTACGTTGAACAAAAAGAAAAAAGTCTTATCATCTACATGCCGGGGACGTATAAACAGCTTGAGATGGAATACAAAACAGAAGAAAACGCAAGAATTGCTTTTGCTGAAATAAAGAGCGCTTATGAATCAGGGAGAATAGACGTTTATATCTGAAAAGGAGAATGAAAATGCTAAACATGAACAATTGCCAGATTTGCGGAAATCTTGTCCGCGATCCTGAAATCAAGAACACATCGTCCGGGAAAGCGGTAGCAACGATGACAGTGGCGGTTAACCGGTATTTTGTCAATCAGAACGGAGAAAAACAGGAATTTACGGATTATGTACGAGTAAAAGCGTGGCCGCCGTGGGCAGAAGCTATCGGTAACCAGTTGCAGAAAGGGATGCCGGTGTTTGTCGAAGGGCGGTACAGCAGTTACTCATACGGAAAGGACGGCGATAAAAAATACATGACGGAGATTGTCGCGGAGTTTGTCGCAATGCCACTCGACATCAAGAAACCGCAAGCGGTAGTAGAGGAAACAGGATCGGGCAATTTTGAGCAGTTCGGGACGGCGCAGAGTGAGCTGCCGCCGCAAAATGATGATTTACCGTTCTGAGGTGGTGGGATGGAATTTATCGTTGAAGGAGAGCCTCAAGGAAAAGCAAGGCCGCGGTTCAGCAGACGGAGCGGCACAGTTTATACACCAGCAAAAACAGCAAAGTATGAAAAACAGATCAAAGCTGCTTTTTTAGCAGCCGGCGGAGAAATGTTTCCGATAGATAGCTATGTTTCTGTGACGGTCAATGCTTATTTCTCAATTCCAAAATCCTACATGAAAGGAAAGCGGCTGGCGTGTAAACATAACATTAGCAGACCGGCAAAGAAGCCCGATATAGACAACATTTTGAAAGCAGTCTTAGACGCACTAAACGGAGTGGCTTATGAAGATGATAAGCAGGTCATTGAAGTGACGTGTCGGAAATGGTACTCACAGAGTGCAGGCTATTTAAAGATATGTGTAACAGAAATAAAAATTTGATTTTTACGGAGGTAGATAGATCTTGCCAAAAGGAAACAAGGAAGCAGAGATACAGTACCGTGTTGCTAACTTCTTTGGTATAAAACAAATAACCATACCTAACGTTAATTTTGCATGGGCAAGCTGTAAAATTCCAAAATATAACAAGAGAGGGGATTTAGAAAGGTTTGATTATCCGTTTGAGGGTATCAGGCACGAAGCGGATTTAATCACAATAAACGAAAATGACTATATGAATGAAATTGAATGTAAATGTAGTTACAGCGATTTTTTAGCAGATTTCCGTAAAAAAGAAAATCACATAACGAAATACACAAGAAGCGTTTATTATGCGTTTGATGGAGAACTATATACAGTCAAAAAAGATGAAATCCACAAAAAACTTAATGATAAATTCCCGGAGGCAGGAATAATTGTAGTCAATAAACATGTGTGTTCTATTGAAAAGAAGCCGAAATATTTCAAGGTGGATAAAATCCCGATTGAAGTAAAAATCGGGCTAATGAGAATCGGATGTCATAAATGGTGGAACAGAAGTATTGAGTTTTAAAGAGTGAATGATAAGGAGAAGATGATGAATAACGGAATGCGACCGGGGATTTTTCATAATCCCGACCCGACGTACGAAAAAACGAAAACAAATTTAAATCGTGAATCAAAACGGGTACGTAATGATATCGAAACGTTTTTTGAAGAAATCCGACGATGCAGAAAACATATCGATTCGCTCAATCAGTACCGTTTGCAGTATGAAATGGATCTGTTTTCACTCAAAGGCTGTCGATACGACAAGGAGCCTGTCGACGGCGGAACGTCTTCTGATTTATCGGATATCGTGATTGCTTTTGAACAGAAAATGGCACAAGCAGAAGAACTGCGGATTAAAGAGCTCAACAGATACGGTGACATGATTACAAGAGGGTTCAGGTTGCTTTCTTTGCTTTCTGACCCAGAGCAAAAGTCGATTATGATTGACCGATATTTCATGAATGTTCTTTGGGAAAAGATTGCTTTGGATCATCATTTTGACAGGAGTACATGTATGAGAATGAGAGACCGGGCAATTCAAGAAATTTCACGAAAAACACAAGTTGCGACTAAATGCGACTTTTAAATGTGGTATTATGATAGTGTAAAGTTCGGGCAATAAATGTCGCCGCTCGATGCTTTCATACAACTCCATAAAAGCAAAAAGCCGGTTTGATGAGTTTCCGGCTTTTTGCTTGCATTTGATAAAGGAATTTAACAATGATTGATTATAAAACATCTGCAAAACCGCGCATCGTAACAAAGGATGATGTCGCGGTTTTCTGTTCATATGACGAGATTGTGCCGATTGGACAGCTGCATCCGAATCCTCAAAATCCGAATCAGCATAACGAGCAGCAGGTAAAGCTTCTCGGAGAAATTATCCGAAGTGCCGGGTGGCGGGCTCCGATTACGGTATCAAAACGAAGCGGGCTGATTGTAAAAGGACATGGCCGCAGGCTGGCAGCTATTGACGCAAGGCTTGCGTGGGTGCCGGTTGAGTATCAGGAGTACGCGACCGAAGCGGAAGAATACGCTGACCTTTTAGCAGATAACCGGATAGCAGAACTGGCGGAGATGGATAACGATAAACTCGCCGAAATTCTAAAAGACCTGCAGGAGACCGAGAATTTTGATATGGATTTGACCGGTTTTGACGAGGATGCTTTAGCCGACTTGATAGGTGAGCAGTTGACATCTAACGACATAGAAGAGGACGAGGTTCCGGAGCCGCAGGAAACAGTATTTACGAGGCCGGGTGACTTGTTCATCATGGGTGAACATCGTCTTTTATGCGGCGACAGTACGAAGCCGGAAGATGTCAATCGTTTGTTGGGGGGGCAGCAGGCTGATTTATATATTACGGATCCGCCGTATAATGTGGCGTATGTCGGCAAGACAAAAGACGCACTAACGATAGAGAATGACAAGATGGCTGACGGAGATTTCCGCCAGTTTTTAGTTGATGCATTCAAAGCGGCGAACGATAACATGAAGCCCGGGGCTGCATTCTATATCTGGCACGCGGATTTGGAAGGATTTAATTTCCGGGGCGCTTGCAAGGATATCGGATGGGATGTTAAAGAATGTTTGATTTGGAACAAAAATCAAATGGTTCTCGGGCGGCAAGATTATCAATGGAAACATGAACCGTGTCTTTACGGTTGGAAGCCGGGTGCACCGCATAACTGGTACAGCGACCGAAAGCAGACAACGGTTATTGATATGAGCAAACCGAATCGCAGTGAAGACCATCCGACGATGAAGCCGGTCGGCTTATTCGCGTATCAAATCGAAAATAGCAGTAAACCGGGAGACGTTGTACTTGACAGCTTCGCCGGAAGTGGTACGACAATGGTCGCTTGTGAGAAGATGGGTCGAAAAGCAATGCTTATGGAGCTTGACCCGAAATATTGCGATGTGATCATAAGGCGGTACATACAGGAATCCGGAAATCTTGAAATAAAGGTGGAGCGTGACGGAAAGATAAAATCGCTTAAGGATGTAATGGAAGAAGCAGGAGCCACCTTAGAGTAACGGGAGGTGGTGACTTTGGGAAGGCGAAGAGCCGAATGCGAATGGGAGCGTAAAAAAGGCGAATCTTCGGAGGCTTATGCCGCATTTAAGCTTTATTACCAGATGGGTGATAAAAGATCTTGCACAAGGGTAGTACAAAGGCTGAACAAATCAAGGGCACTCATCACCGGCTGGTGCGGTAAATGGAACTGGGTCGAGAGGGCCCGCGCTTACGATAACGAGCTGGCTCGGCAGGAATTTGCAGAGGCTTGTAATGCGATAAAGAAAATGAACGAGCAGCAGGCGCAAATCGGACTGCTTATACAAAAAAAGGCGCTGGAAGCGCTAAAGGAAATGAAATCTAAAGAACTGTACCCGAAGTTACTGCTTCAATATTTGGTGCAAGGCGCAGGGCTTGAGAGAAAGGCACGGGATTCCGATATTGAGATAAAAACAAGCAGCAAGGAAAAAGAAATCAACGAAACGGACTATGCTGATGATGGATTGACGGAGGCACTAAGAAATTCCGCGAAGAAAGTGTGGGATGAATGAAAAACGTGATAGAGCCTGTTATCCGGTTTAAAGAATTTTCCCGTCGTCAAATGCAGGCATTCACTTGGTGGTGTCATGGATCCCCTTACTTCAATTACAATGGAATTATAGCCGATGGCAGTATTCGAGCCGGTAAAACGGTATCAATGGCTATCAGCTTTGTTCTGTGGGCAATGCAAACATACGATAAACAGAACTTTGCTATGTGCGGCAAAACGGTCGGTTCTTTCAGGCGAAATGTATGGAATTGGCTTAAACCTGTGCTGTATGCCCGCGGATATGAAGTGACGGAGTTCCGGACGAGCAATACGATTATCATAGATAACGGTAAATCCGTGAATTACTTTTACATCTTCGGTGGCCGGGATGAATCGTCACAAGATTTAATACAGGGCATGACACTTGCCGGATTGTATTGCGATGAAGTGGCGCTTATGCCGGAATCATTCGTCAATCAGGCGACAGGACGTTGTTCCGTCCCGGGAGCAAAGATGTGGTTCAACTGCAACCCGGAAAGCCCTATGCATTGGTTTTTAAAAAACTGGATAGAAAAAAAGGAAGAGAAGCGAATGCTTCATCTCCATTTCACGATGGACGACAACCCTTCTCTTTCCGAAGATGTGAGAGAACGCTATAAAACGACATACAGCGGTGTATTTTATAAACGTTTTATTTTGGGACTGTGGGTTATGGCTCAAGGCGCTATCTACAAAGACGCGTGGAGCGATGACTTGTATTTCGATAAAAACCAACTGGAATATATTTACAATAATCCGCGATTGTACCGCCGATATATATCTATCGACTATGGCACCGTCAATCCGATGTGCTTCTTAGATATATGGGACGACGGAGACGTGGCTTGGGTGGTAAGAGAATATTATTGGAACAGCCGGGAGGAAGGAAAGCATGAAAAGGATAACAGTCAATACGGTGATGATCTCATGGAGTTTATTAATTCAGTAGACTATGCGCCGTCGGCGGTTATCATTGACCCGTCTGCTGCCAGCTTCAAAATAGAAATGAGAAACAGAGGACTTCGGGCAAAGGAAACAGTAGATACGATTAATGCGGACAACAGTGTACTGGAAGGAATCCGCACAGTAAATAAAATGCTCACGAAAAAGAAAATCCGAATATACAAGGAAAACTGCCCCATGCTTGTCAAAGAAATGCAAAGCTACGCATGGGATGAAAAAGCTATACAGAATGGCGGCAGGGAAAAACCGATAAAGGTGAATGACCACAGCGTTGACGCCCTGCGTTATTATTGTCAGACGGTAATTAGATCAAGGAGGCTTGCGAATGCGTAAGAAAAAAAGAATACAGGTACCGGCGGGGAATCCGAAGAGAGCACCCGCCCGCGACGCATTTGCTAACGCTCTTGCGCGAATAGGTGCAGGGATGCCGAGCTTGATGGAGGGAACCACCTATCAAATGCAGCGTCTGACACGGAATTATAACTTACTGAATAGTTTATATCGTGAACACTGGATAATGCGCCGTATTGTAGACATTATTCCGGGAGATATGCTCAAGAACTGGATTACTATTACAACGGAAGTAGATCCGAAGGCGCTGAAGCGAATAGACCTTGTCCTCCGCCGGACGCAGCTCATACAGAAACTCAAAACGGGCATGCAGTGGGGGCGTTTATATGGTGGCGCGGTAGGCGTCATGCTGATTAAGGGGCAGGGGTATGATCTTTCAGAACCTGTTGATTTGGATCGTATAATGCCGGGGGATTTCTGCGGTATAACGGTTTTAGACCGATGGAATGGTGTTTCTCCATCGGGAGAATTGATAGGTGATATCAGCGACCCGGAATATGGGCTTCCGAAATATTATCTTGTGACAGATACCGTATCCGGTGTAACTACCAAGATTCATAATTCACGTGTGCTTCGTTTTATCGGAGATGATCTGCCGTACTGGGAAAGTCAGGCGGAAGAGCAATGGGGCGCATCGGTCATTGAATCCGTTTTTGACGAGCTGAAGAAGAGAGATAATGTTTCATGGAACATAGCGCAGCTCACTTTCATGGCATCGCTTCGTGTGCTCAAGATGAACGACCTGGGGCAAACACTTTCTGCTACTGATGAACAAACTCAGGCAGAATTGTACAAAACGATACAGGCGCAAAACTGGCTCATGAGTAATAGCGGCGTGCAGGTGCTTGATAAAGAAGACGGTTTTGAAACACACCAGTACACATTCGGCGGCATTTCCGAGGTTTACCAGCAGTTCATGATGGATATATCCGGTGCGGCACAGATACCTGCCACAAAGTTATTTGGACGAGCTCCCGCCGGAATGAATGCCACAGGCGAAAGTGACCTGCAAAATTATTACGACATGATCGGGCAAGAACAGGAATCAAAATTGCGTCCGATACTGAATAAACTGTTGCCGATTCTCTGCGTGAGCGTTTTCGGGGCAGTTCCTGATGATTTAGATTTCGATTTTGACCCGGTATCTGAACCCTCTGACAAAGAGCGGAGCGAGCTGGCTAAAACGGGGACACAAAATGTTGTGACAGCTATTAATGCGGGGCTCGTGTCTAAACGTACTGCGCTACAGGAGCTCAAGCAGCAGAGTGAGCGTACCGGTGTGTGGACAAACATCACTGACGAGGATATCATGAACGCTTCTGACAAAATAGAAGAAGAAGGAGAGTTTGGCGGATTTGGTGATATAACAGGTATGGAACCCTCTGAAACAAACAGTCATGTAAATGATGATGAGTTTGACGAAAGCAAGCACCCAAGAAATGAAAATGGAGAATTTACATCAAACGGCGGGAGCGTAAGTGCAAATGAAGAAAATGATGATGAAAAGATTCCGTCAGATATTTCCGATGTGTTAGGTGAAGAATTCACCGGATACAAGGGAAGGGCGGCTGTAGATAAGTTGCTGGCCGAAAAGAAAGGGCATGTGAAGTCCGCTTTTAGAAATGAGACATTCGGTGATATTGCTCTCGTTTATGGTAATGAACGATTAGGATTGCGCCATATTATATCCCAAAGAAAAAAGCAGGGATTTACTGATGAAAAGATAAAATCCTTGCTTTATGACCTGGATGATGTGATTACAAATGGAAAGGTGGCACCGTCAAACAATGGGCGTGCTACATTTGAAGTATACAAAGAGGGGAAGGTGGCTATTATAAGCCCGAGTTTGCAGGGGAATAGGTTTACTTTCGTTTTGACGGCGTATAAATCACGCAACAAAAAATAGATTACCGGATGGACGCCGTCCAGAATTATACTCTGGTTCCCATCATTATTTTGCAGCATAGGCGACTTTCTGCTGTCGGTAATCTATTTCTTTACACTAAGTATAGCTTTTTATTCATTGAATTTCAAGGCAGCACCGTTAAATGCAGTAGATTTATTGAGTATTTAGATCTATGCTGTGACAAACAATATGATTATTTTGCGAGGAGGTAAATTATGGATAAAACAAAAGAAAATTTAATGCGGATTAAAGCGTACGACGCAGAAGAAGGGGAATGGAGAACTATTAAGGGCGCCCGTGTACTTGTTAAAAACGGAGAAATTGTTGCTGGTGCTGAGGGAAAATTTAATGGTCAGAAATTTGGATCAAAACCTGCACGATCAAGTAAGGTGCAGGCAATGGAAAATCTGGCAAGTACAGTTAAGCCGGGGAAAACAGCCCAGACTACAAGTCGGGCAGTCATAACTCCCGTGATGAAAAAACAGGTTGAAGTAGACTTTGAAATGAATAAAAAGAAATTTCCTGAAAACGAACATAAAGCTGTATCGCAAACGTTAAAAAAATATTTTGACAAAGCCGAAACGTATTTAAACAAGGATATGTATAATGAATATGCCGCTGAAACCGCAAAAGCCAGATGCCTTATGAAGAAAGTCTATGGACAGGAATATGCAACACGGGATCCGGCAGAGTAAGTGAATAAACATGAAAAGAAACTTCAAACCAAATCGAATGACAGAAAAGCGGTATGCCGCTGCGATAGAAAGAATCATGAAAGGACTGGAGCGTGAGATGGCTCATGCAGAAAGTCCTTTTCAAATGCTATCTGTCCTTCGTGGTCTTGCCCGCTCTCCTACTTTTGAAAAAGCATGCGAGGACGCGGCACGATCCATGGCAACACACACCTTTTCTGATGGACACCGAACGTGGCGGGAAGCCGCCCGGGCAGGTTCTAAAGGACGCAGGATATATCGATTGCTGCACAAAGAACTCGAAGCGAACGATATTTACCGGGATATCGTTTCCCGTAATTCCCGCTTGATTCAATCTATGACAAATGAGGCTGCGGAACGTGTATCAAATATAGTGTCTGAAGGACAGTCGGCTGGTATTCGGTCAGAAGACATGATAGATGACATACTTCGGCAATGGCCGACGATGACAAGAGCGCATGCTAAATTAATTGCCCGGACGGAATCATCAAAAGCGGCTTCTGCGCTGACACGCTCAAGAGCGCAAAGCGCAGGGCTCAATTGGTACATCTGGGAAACATCGGAAGATTCCCGTGTTCGTTCTTCCCACCGTCATATGGACGGGGTACTGGTTAATTGGAATGACCCTCCGTCTCCGGAGGCTTTAATTGATATGAAGGATTACGGAAAATATCATGCTGGCGAGTTTCCGAATTGCCGATGTTACGCCGCTCCGTTAATAGAGTATGATGATGTTTCTTGGCCGCATAAGGTATACAGGAATGGGCGTATACGGTATATGCGGCTTTCTGAATTTAAAAAAATCGAAGGGGGATAAATGAGGGCATTTTACGGAAGTAAAATCTCCGGACACATGATCCGAACTCCCGAGGGGTATCTTGTGTGTAAAGAAGTGCCTATTGCAAGGATAGGCACACAGGAATACCGGGGAATGGAGTTCGGGGGAGAAAATCCGGAGAAAATCTATGTTGTTAAGCGACCTGAAGAAGAGGTATTCAGTAAGGCGGCATTAGCAAGTTTCGAGGGTAAACCGGTTGTAGATGAACATCCAGATGAAAACGTAACACCGGACAATATTGGTCGATATATTAAAGGCACCTGCCGTGATGTACATTGCGGTGAAGGTGCCTTATCCGATTGCGTTGTAGCGGACCTGATTATCTATGACAAGGACCTGATAAAGAAAATCGAAAGTGGGAAGCGCGATATATCCTGCGGGTATGACTGCCTGTGGGATCCGGAAAATGACGACACTTATGTACAGCGGGAAATCCGCGGTAATCATGTGGCGGTTGTCGAAAAAGGTCGCGCTGGACACAAAGTATCTATTCGTGATTCACGAAAAGGAGGAAAAACAATGTCAGAAAAAAGTAAAAACAGTATCTGGGGGCGTATGCTTTCTGCGTTTGCGCATGACAGCGACACCACTCCGGAAGATCTGGAAGCAGCGGCAAAAATGAAGCCTGCTTCTGATGAAGGTAATCCGGCACCGGCTGTTCCGGCAGTAGAGAAAAAAGAAGATCCGAAGAGCACCATCGATGCGGAACTCGACGCACGTCTCAAAAAGATCGAAGATGCTATTGCCGCTCTTGCCGAAAAGCCAGATAAAGAAAAACCAGCAGAGGAATCTGATGCGCTGGACGCATTAGAAGAAGAGCTCAAGGGCGAAAAAGAAGAAACCAATGACGAAAGTGATGTAGAAGTTGATCCGAAAGAAATCAATGCTAAGCAGGAAGAAGCGGAAGATGACGATGAAGACGTTGTAGAGCCGGAAGATGAGGAAGAAGCCAAAGCTGCCCGTGACGCTGCTCTGAAAGCTATCAGTGCATTGAAGCCGGTTGTAGCGGCTCTGCCCAAAAGCCAGAGAAAGAAAGCTGCGGATAGTCTTGCGGATTTGATTCGTGGAAACATTCGTGATGATGGATATGACGCCATTATGAAAGCCAAAGAGAATGGTCATAAAAAAGCAAAAGACAAAGCAATGGACGACCGCGAACTTGGTCGCATGATTCGGGATAAATATAATCCGCATTACAAAAAGGACTAAAAGGAGGAAAACACAATGAGTGGAAAAGCAATTGGAGTATCTATGAATTACGGGTTCCCGGGGACCTATGCAAGAACCCCGGACGATGTCGTTACATCTCGCCAGCTGAAAGAGGGCTCTGCCGCGGTACCGTTTGGCGCAGCATTGGCGGCAAACGACGACAATACTTATTCTGCAGTTGGCGCTACATTTACTGCCGCTAAATTTGGCGGTGTTGCGCTTCGTGTAGTTAAACAGGCTGTCTCTTACAATGATCAGAACGAAACAGCTTACAATGAGCAGGACCTTGTCTCCGCAATTAATCGCGGATCTGTTGTCGTTAAATGCAATAATGGTACACCAAAAGCCGGCGGGGCTGTATTTGTCCGCATCAAATCCAATTCTGCAATTTCAAGCGGTGTTGTCGGAGGATTTGAAGCCGTGGCTGACGGAGCTAATACCGTACAGCTGACTAATGTACAGTGGACGAATGGTTATGTTGACGCAAATGGCGTGGCGGAAATCACTATTCTGACCCGTCTGAATGCGTAATAGAAGGAGGTACAAAATAATGGGAAATAATGCTGTTTCTATGTTTACACCGAATGCCGGAATGATGGGCATGGCTAATACGGCTATGCGTGCAGGAGGCAAACAAGCCTTTTATGGATCCGCTTATGATGCCGCCATTGCGTCTGGCATGGCTTATCTTGTGGGCGAACTCGAAAAGGTAGACCCGAAAATTAGGGAGCCTCTCTCTTCTGTCACCTGGCAGCGTGACATCGTTGCCAAAACTGGCGGCGGATGGGTAGATTTCACGTCCACCTTTGATGTTGATTATGGAACTACCGGTGCCAATGATTATTCCATTGTCGGATCCGGTACGACCGCGGTTCCGGTAATGCAGGTCAGCACCAGCAAGAACCTGTTCAAAACCTTTACGTGGATGCATGCTATGCAGGTTCCGTTTGTTGATCAGGCTAAGCTGCAGCAGATTGGACGTTCTCTGGAAGATATGCTTGATAAAGGCATTCGTCTTAACTACAACAAGACAATTGATAAGAACGTATACCTCGGGTTTGATTCCCTCGGCACTTCCGGTCTGATTAACGACAAGAAAGTCACGGTAGGTACTGTTGTAAACGGTGCGGCGGGTTCTCCGCTCTGGACGAAAAAAACGGCCGATGAAATTCTTCAGGATATCAATAACGCTCTTGTGGAAGCGTGGAAAGCGGCTGAATATGACCTGTCTGGTATGCCGAACCATATTCTGATTCCGCCGGAAAACTATGCCTTCATTGTGAAGCAGAAAGTATCCGACGCCGGGAATATTTCCATCCTTGAATATCTGCTGGAGAATAATATCGCAAAGAATCAGGGCGTGGATATTGCTATTGAACCATGCCGCTGGTGCATTAAAGCAGGCACAGGGCAGACCAACCGCATGGTGGTCTATGTCAACGACGAAGACAAGGTAAACTTTGACATCACCGTGCCGATTACCCGTGCTATGACCCAGCCTTCTGTAGAACGTGCTGCATATCTGACTTTATTTGCTGCGCAGATCGGGCAGGTTAAGTTCAATTATTATCAGCCGGTCCGTTACTTTGATGGTATTTAATAGGAGGTAAAAATGATCATTCTGACGAAAAAGAAATTCTGTTTCGAGCTGGACGGGGAGCAATTCACTTCCCGCGGCGGAATGGAAATGGAAAACGCTCCGTTATGGATTCAAAAGACATGGCTCTTTGACCTTGCCGTAAAAGATGGAGACCTTATCGTTGCGCAGGATAGCGATACAAAAACAGAGGCGGATGTAATGAATGCCGCCTCTGAACCTGTAGCGCCTCCCACCTCTGAATCCGAACCTGCAGATCCTGATGAAAATTCCGGAGAAACAGAATCAGAGGAAGATGAAGACGCTGAATCCAATGATGAAGTCGAACCTGAATCCGAAGTAAAACCGAAAACGACAAGAAGAACCAAAAGCAAATAATAAAGGAAGGGGGTAAAAATCGTGATAGGCATTATAGGACAGGCGTCTAATATCAAGCATGGAGATAATCCGGCATATTCTAAGGCAGATTTCCTTTCTTTGTATCCGCAGTTTAATGGTTTAATCCCTGATGCGGCTCTGGATATGTATGTGGAACTTGGAAACGCCTGTATTAGCAGCGGGCGGTATCATTCTATGTGGAAACATGCCATCGGGTTGTTCATTGCTCATTTTTGCTCCCTTTATCTTCAGAGTTTGCAGCCGGAGGGAGCGTCTGCTTCCTCTGTTCTTTCTGCCGCTGCTACGGCAGGCGTCGTCACAAGCGAAAGCGCGGATGGTGTTTCTCATTCTATGGATTTGTCGGCATTGACACAGGACTTGAACGGCTGGGCAGGGTTCAAACTAACAACTTTTGGGGTGCAGTTTGCAACACTGGCAAAAATGGTCGGTAAAGGCGGGATGTACGTATGGTGAACCCAAAAGGCAAGGTTGAGCATAACGAGTACAATGGTGGATTTGCCGGCCTTATTAAAAGACTTCAGGGACTGCAGAAAAGGCAGATACAAGTAGGTATTCCGCAAAAGACATCAAGCCGCAAAGGTGAAGGCATCAATAATGCCGAGCTGCTGTACATCCATACACACGGAACAAGGCGAAAAGCTATGCGAGAAGAAATGCAGAAAGGGATGGACAGGGGACTTAAATACAGCGAAGCTTTTTCTCTGTATATTCAGTCCCACGGTTCCCCTCTCTGGCATTCTCCGCCTCGTCCTGTTTTAGAACCAGCTATCAAGGCAAACAAAGAAAAAATAGCGCTGCAGTTCTCTAAAATAGTCAAGGCCGCGGCCGACAAGAATGCGGACGCGATGGAACGAGCTATCACGAGTACGGGAATGACCGCGCAGAATGCATGCCGGGCGTGGTTTAAGGATCCGCGCAATGGGTGGCCACGTAATGATCCCAAAACGGTGAAACTAAAAGGGAGCGATAAGCCGCTTGTTGACAGCGGAGAATTGAGAGATTCCATTGTTTACGTTGTGAGGGAGGAATAGCCGATGATTAATTTGTCAAGCGTGATTCATTCCTCTCGGTTGTCACAGGATTATACCATTCTTCGTTCATCCGGCACGTGGGAAAATGGGGAGTTTATTAAGAGTGGCACTCCTTCCGCGCTCAAATTCCACGGAATTATTACTGTAGCAACCGAAAGAGATCTGCAGAAAGTTCCAGAAGGGAACCGGCAGACTGGGGCTATGAAAATTCTTTCCACTGAACCGATTTATGTAACCGGGCAGCTTGAGGAAAACGGCTTTTCAGATGTTCTTGTTTGGAATAACGAGAAATATCAGATTGTAGCCGTATTTCCGGATAAAGATTATGGCTTTTATCGTGGCATATGTACACGTCTCTCTGGGGAGGTGGTATAAATGCCTGTTCAAACACTGCGAGACATAAAAACGGTTTTCTATCGCGCTACTATGACAGCGCTTGGACATGATCCTGACAAATCGTACAAGAAGACAAGGCCGCCAGTACGGATGACCTATCCTCCGCTCGGTAATCCTGATTGGACGATGGAAGATGACGTTGTCTTTATTACGATCATGGATGCCGCTGGTGACGATGTGTCGCAGCCGGTACATGAACTTTGGAAAGATGACGGAGAAGACCTGGTGCGGGAGCATTATGCTACCCGGGTATTGCAGGTTATTTTCACCGCATACGGTCCCAACGGTTATGATCGTTTGGTGCAGCTTCGGCATACGTTTCTTGATGGTTCTTCTGTGCTCCGTGCTGCAAATATATTTATCATTCCCGGCTCTGATACACCACAATATGTACCGGAGCTTTTTCACAATATGTGGTTTGAACGAACCGACCTTACACTCCGGTTCAACAATCAGCTGCTGTTCGAAGAAAACATCAAAAGTATCAAAGAAGTTCCTGTCAAGAAAGTGGACGCGAACCGTTCCGGTACTTCCGATGTCATTCTTTATGGCGGCGGTATTACGATCAAGAAAGGGTGATTCCGTAAATGGCGAAATTATCACTGAAAACAATCATTGATATCCAGGTCAATCTGGCGGCCAAGGCAGCCAAGAGAAAAGGATTCAACATGGCACTTATTCTCGGGAAAAGCAATGTCATTCCCGAATCAGAACGGGTGCGTATTTACACAAGCGCTGATGCGTTGATTGAAGATGGGTTTAAACCGGACAGCGCAGAATATAAAGCGGCCAAGCTATATTTTTCGGCGACACTTGCTCCGTCTCGTCTTGCGGTCGGTGTTCAGGTAACCAAGGACAAGGATAAACTGGCTGCAGCACAAGCCTGCCGTGCGGCTAATGGAGAATGGTATGTGCTAATTCCTCTTGGTGCGACAGACAAAGAGATTGAAGCCTTGGCAGATTGGGTAGAAAATGCACAGCCCGATACGCTTCTTGCTTATACGACTTCAAGCAAAAATAACCTATCTAATTCTCAAGAAGATGCCGGAGAGGAAAAGACGGGGATTTTTGAAAAGCTAAAGAAGAAATCCTATCGTCGTTCTTTTGGTCTGTATTGCGCACAGGGAGATACTCCAGATGCAGTGGCAGCCGTTATGGGATATGCGATGGGGGCGAATAGAGGAACAAACAATTCTTCTTATACTCTCACTTATAAGCGTCTCCCCGGCGTGACACCGGATAATCTCACAGAAGCCCAAGTGACATTTATCTGCGGATCTATGACGGCCGCAGGAAATAACGGTAATGTTTATGTCTGCCGCGCTGAAGAATATAATATTCTGCAGCAGGGATGCATGGCGGACGGCACGTCTTTTGACGAGATACTCAATATTGACATGCTGAAGAATGATATCATGCTCAATGTCATGGATCTACTCACATCTACGCGTAAGGTACCGCAAACAGAGGGCGGCGTTGCGTCTATTGTGAATGTTATTAATATAGCCTGCAATAAGTATGTTAATACTGGATTTATCGCTCCGGGTAAATGGAATGGCGGCGAAGTGCTAAATCTCGAAAACGGAGATTATCTGGCAAGTGGTTATCTTGTACAAAGTGAATCTATTGATTCACAGCCTCAGGCTGACCGTGACGCAAGAAAAGCGCCACCGATTTATGTATGCGTAAAACTGGCGGGCGCCATTGAGTTTGTTACAATCGACGTTTATGTCAATCGGTAAAAGGAGGATGAATTATGGCACAAACAACTTATAGTTTTACCGATCTGGTCGGCTCCATCCACTCTGATGTGGTTGGAGATTTTATTTTTACCGGCAATGGTGTTGGTTCCGTTTCTATATCGAAAGCTACGGAACGCACGTCACATGATATTGCTGCCGACGGCTCTGTTATGATCTCAAAAATAGCGGGGAATAACGGCACGGTGACCATCGAAACACAGCAGACGTCTCCGCTTCATTTGTGGCTTATGAAATGGTTTCAGGCACATTGGTCAGCTCCTACTTCGCAGTGGGCGGGTACATCTATGCTCCTCAAAAATACGAGCACCGGCGGTTCTCATGTCTGCAGCGGCGTATCTCCGCAAAAAGAAGCCGATGTTCCGTACCAATCACAAGGGCAGCGTGTCACGTGGACACTTATGTGTGCCGACATTGTAAATAATCCGGTGTAACTTGGTGTAACTTTAGGAGGAAATAAATGGAACCTAAACAGAAAACCCAGATCATAGAGGTAGGCGGTAGTAAATACCGCCTTTCCAAATTGGACGCGCGGTCCGCGTCCTACATTGCATTTAAATCTGCGGGGATTGTAGCCCCTCTCATGGGAAAAGGGAAAAACAACGGAAATATATCGGTGGAATCTATATCAAAGGTACTGCCGGCCGTTCCACGTCATGAATTTGAGGAAATACAAACAATGCTTTTGAAAACGGTGGTGAAAATGAATGACGTGGGCGGACAGCTTCTTCCGGAACCTATTTTAAAAGAAGATGGAAGCTTTGCTATTGAAGATTTGGCATATGACGCCGGGGCAGTGATTGCTCTTACCGTAAGAGCGTTCCTGTTCAATGTCGGGGGTTTTTTCGGAGGGGCCGGCCTGATACCGGCCGAATCGGAACAGAAATCCTAAAATTTACACCGATGGATTATCCCACTGTTGATAGTTTTGCCTATGCCCCTGTGGCGGCTGGCATGTGGCGGCAGCATGAAGTATTTGACGGAACTTATGATTTTGATGATTTACTTGACGCCCATGAAATCATCTTCGTAAAAGCAGAAAACGCAGCCCGTGCCAGAGACGCTGCAGAAAGGAGTTAGCAAGTGGCAGGAAATGTAATAGAAGAATATCTTGTCGGAATTGGCGCTGATATAGATACCGGCAGTTTTAATTCTGCCATGATGGCCATTGGACAGCTTGGCAAAGCGATGAATGCAATTAAAGGAGCTGCTCCTATTGTTGCTGTTGCCGCTGCGATTATCGGGGCGGGCAAGGCAGCCTACAGCACCATAAAAGATGTGGCGGCAGCGGATATGGAGTACAAAAAGCTGGCGTCCCAGATGTGGATCACAAAGGATTCTGCCAAGTCACTTTCCACAACCATGAAAGTTATGGGTGTATCGCAGGAAGATATCGCATGGATCCCCGAACTCCGGGAACAGTTCTTCCGTCTCCGGAACGAGATGAACGAACTGGCTACTCCGGTAGATGCGGATAACCAGCTGCAGTGGATCCGTGAAATCGGCTATGATGTACAGTCTCTGCAGGTCAAGCTGAAAATGCTGAAAGAATGGATCGCTTATTACCTAATTAAGTATCTCCAGCCGTACATCAAGGAATTTCAGCAATTTATCCAGTGGCTGAATGACAAGCTCGGAAAAAATATGCCGGAAATCGCCCGAAAGATAGCTAAAGTTTTATCACAGATAGTGAGTATCGGTATTTCCGCCGTTAAAGTGCTAAAGGCTATATTCGGATCAATCTATGACTTTATCGAAAGCTTACCTGCCAACGTGAGAAAATGGGCAGCTATATTCGCGATGGTAGGCGCTATTATTATGAGCGGTCCCTTCGGACTTTTCATTGCTGCCATCGGCGGCGCGCTTCTCCTGATGCAGGACTTCATGTACTTTGTAGAAGGGAAAAAATCTTCCCGCACGTTGGCTCCGATGTGGAGAAAGCTGCTGGATTTCCTGAATAATGACAAAGTTAATAAGTTCTTCCAAGTAATAAAAAAAGGTCTGGCATGGACTGCTGACATGTGCGATATCATCGTAAAGAAACTGCTTAAATTCTTGGATGATGCAACGCCTAAGGTCATGAAATTTGTTTCAAAAATGACCGAAGGCGTCGGGAGATTACAAAATGGAGATGTTCGCGGGGCTGCATCTGCTTTTGGTGACGCTTTCGGAAATCCTTTCGGATCTCCTTTTGGCGGCGGTGATATAGTTTCCCGTGCGGCTAATATTACGGATAACCCAACCGGTGATTTTCTCGGAAACGAAAATGGATGTACTTATTTTGTAAAACAAGCGGTCGGTGCTGATAATGAATATTTCCAAAATATGGGGGATAGTCTATGGGTGCCGACTTGGGTTGATTCTGCTAAGGCGCAGGGGCGCTGGCATGCAGGAGTAGACGGCATGCAGGCTGGAGATATCGTTGTCGTTGAGACAGGAGGAGAAGGCCCCTATGATCATGTCGTGGTCTATGATGGAAACGGCGGATATTTCGGGAACTCTTCTTCTCTCGGAAAGCCTGTTCACGGTGATTTATCAGATTTTGGATATGGAAATATATCCGGATATATAAGAACGGGCGGGTCTGATTCCGGATGGGATATGAATTTTGACACTTCGCTGGATGATTATTTCAAGAATTCCGGAGGAGAAGCCAGCGGCGCAAGTTCCGGTTACCGGATCGGATCCGGCATGATGGGATTTGCAGATGGCGGCTCTTTCTCCGGGAGTTATGCCGATCAGCTGTATAGTGGCGATTATGCAGAGCAAGGAATGTCAGCGCAAGCCGCAGCTTCAGGATCCGGTGCATATGGCGGCGTTTCCAATGTATCTAATAGTACAGTTTCTATCGGAGATATTATTGTAAATGTAGCTAAAACAAATGCATCTGAAGATGAAATAGGTGAAGCGGCTTATAAGGCATTCAGTACGAGAATGGGGAGGGGGTCGATTGTATGAGCCTGCTAAATATCGGGGGACTTGGTAATATTACCTCCGCATTAATAGGCGGAACATCTTGTATCCCTGATCTTTCCCAATATGGATTTTCCGCTTATGGAGGATACCGGCCGCCGCAGTGGAATTCTTCTTTTTTGGGAACAGAAGATCTTGTATATTGCAAAACAAATATAGGCGGTCTCTTTTTTGACGCCATCATTAGTGTCGATACAGATCATACGTCTACTGTTACTTCTCACCCCGTGCAATCTGGCGCAAATATGTCGGATCACATGTATGAGAACCCCGTGACAATCACAATGGAAATTGCTATGTCAGACGCTATGGATTCCATGGTGCACGGTCAGTGGCATAATGCTGGAGAAAAAGGCGTTTCCGCTTACCGTGCACTTCGTGATCTACAGAAGTCGAGGATACCAATAGATGTACTGACCCGTCTCGACAGGTACCAGAATATGGTCATTCAAAGTATCCATGTAAGCGATGACAGTAAAACACTTTGCGGACTCAAAGCGTCGGTTCATTTGCAGCAAATCATAACGGCTACTGTTTCTACTGAAAAGGTCAGCGCCAGGAATTGGACAAGCGGTGGAGCTAACCGTCGCGGTGAAATACAAGTGGAAGAACAAGGGTCGGTTATATCTGAAATTATGGACGATGGAGAAAAGGGGCTGAAAGATAAAGTATGAGTTACTGCATTGTACCGCTGACAAATCAGTCGTATTCCGAGCAGGAATTTAAGCTGACACTGAAAAACAGGCGGAATATCAATATCAAGCTCAAACTCCGCTATAACGACCTTTGCGCGGACTGGACGGCGGAGATTATAGACAACAGCACCGGAAAGACGCTGATAGATACGCTTCCGCTTGTACCTGGAGTTAATCTTTTGGGGCAATTCGGATATTTAAATATCGGTGAAGCGTATGTTATACCAACGACGGATACGGAATTGATGATGCCGGACAACACAACACTTGGATCTGTCTTTGCTCTTGTATGGGGTGATCACTCATGAATGGTCAATTATGGGGACGCCGCTGGCGGATTCTTGTAAGTAAACCGGCTACAAAAGACAATCCGGGCGAAGAGGAAGCACTGAACGTATCCGAACTCCACTGTACTTTTGAAATCCATAAAAAACGAGGGAAAGGCGGTTTTTATGCTGTCTGCAAAATCTATAATCTGACTGCTGCCACCGAAAACAAATTAATCCGTGAGGGTGACAGGCTAATCATTGAGGCCGGCTATGACGGTACCGCGGAAAAAGATGTTACTAATGCTGATGGAACCGTACAGACGGAAACGGTTCCGTTGCAGTACGGCAAAATATTTGACGGCAGGATCATATATCCGTCGAGAAGCAAGGAATCCAATGTTGATTATATCTTGACGCTGACCGCCATCGACGGTGACGCCCCGCTGAATTTGAATCACATATCAAAGACCGTAAACCGCGGTCTGAATATGCGTAAGGTGGTGGAAACCGTATGCAATGACAGCGAAGTAAAAACGCCGATTAATACAGTAAGCAATGGACTGTCTCCACAGACACTGCCACGCGGAAAGGTTTTTTATGGCCGTCCTTATGATTATGTACAGGACGTTTGCCGGGGAAATAGCGCTGATTACTATATCGAGGATGGACAGTTAAATGTAGTTCGGCTACAGGATGTAGCGAAAGATGAAGCACTTGTTGTCACACCAAATAATGGTCTTATCGGAACGCCGCAGCAGACGCAGGACGGTGTGTCCTTTAAATTGCTTTTGAACCCGGCTATCCACTTGGGGTCCATGATCCAGTTGAAAAATGTAGAAATTAATGAGGTAAGCGTTATGCCCGGGCAAAGGCAAGCGCCTCTTGACGACGATTGGATTTATCAGGCAATAGAAATTACACACAGAGGAGATACGCGGGGAAATGACTGGTACACAGAAGTTATCGGGATATCTCGATACGGAAAAGGTGCACTTCCTGCTCTTCTCGGTGATTCCGGCACAAACGGGATGGGGGTGTAAAGATGATTCCGTTAACTGAAAGAAGTCCGTCTACTCGTGTAAACAGTGATAATGAACTTAGGCAGCGTGAAATCAACCTGCGCGTGGCGGCTCCCGGCATTATTCAATCTTTTAATTCGGCGGAACAAACGGTTACCGTACAGCTGTCCATTCGTGAAAAAAGAAATAATGATGGCGTGGAGACGTGGGAAGATCTTCCGCAGCTTGTAGATGTTCCTGTTGTGTTCCCCCGTGCAGGCGGTTATGTACTGACTATGCCGATAAACCCCGGAGATGAATGTCTTGTTATTTTCGGTGACAATTGCATGGACGCTTGGTGGCAGTCCGGTGGTGTTCAGAATCAAATTGACTGCAGGAGACACGATCTTTCAGACGGTTACTGTATCCCGGGACCATGGTCGCAGCCGCGAACTATTCCGAATTACAGTACTTCCTCGGCGCAGCTTCGTACGGAGAGCGGTTCTTCTTACATTGAACTTGCCGGAGATAATATTAATATCGTGGCGGCGGGGAATATCAAGATTAAGGGGGCAAGGATAGATATCAATGAGTAAGGCAACCAGAATGGGAGATTTGAATACCGGGCATGACAGCTGTCCGCCCGTGACGCTTGTGACCGGTTCTTCGAATGTCTTTTTTAACGGACGGGCGGCGGGGCGTGTAGGCGATTCTTACGTTCCTCACGGCTGCCATGTTCATCCGTCTCATGTGGGCAAGATAGCAAGTGGGAGTTCTTCTGTATTTATCAACGGAAAACCCGCAGGGCGCATAGGCGATCCTGTGTCGTGCGGAGGGGCTGTTGCGGAAGGCTCCTCAAATGTATTTATAGGAGGTTAAGCATGATTTACCGGCAGCTTGATGATAACGGCGATTATATTTTTGGACACGGGAAGCATGCGTATTTGGAGGGTGTGGACGCAGTGGCACAGGCCATCAAGACCCGCCTTCTTTTATTGTATCGAGAGTGGTGGGAAGATCTGGAAGATGGATTGCCGCTATGGGAAAAAATCATGGCCAGCTCCGGGCAACCAAGCAATATAAAAGCCGTCGATTTTATTTTTCGCGAGCGGATACAAGGTACAACCGGTGTGCTGTCTATTCTCGGCTATGAATCTTCTTTTGAAAACAGGCATTACACTTTCCGATGCGCTGTAGAAACATTATACGGATCCCTTGTAATTTCAAATATAAGAAATGAGGCGGAAGGATGAGTTATTTTACACCTTATGTGGATGCGTCCGGTTTGCACATACCGACGTATGCCGATATACGTGACGATATTATTGTGCAAATGAAAAAGATATATGGCAATGATATCTATCTCGAAAACGACAGCGCCGACTACCAGTTTATTTCCATTTTAGCTCTTAAAATTTCAGATTCTTATCAAGTTGTTCAATATGCTTACAATGCAAGATCTCCTGCGACAGCCATTGGGGCGGCGTTGGATTCTGTTGTGAAACTGAACGGTATTGCACGGAAAGAACCGGGATATTCTACTTGCCAGGTGACACTTACCGGCATTCCATTTACAGAAATAAAAAATGGATCGGTAGTGGATAAAACTGGACTCGTTTGGGATCTTCCGTCATCTATCATTATCGGGAGTGGCGGAACAGTTATTTCTACCGTTACATGTCAAAAAGTAGGGGCGGTTTCCGCCGAGCTGGGGGATATAGACAAAATAAATACTCCGACTTACGGTTGGAAATCTGTCACAAATCACGCGGCAGCTATTCCAGGTAATGCAGTAGAAACAGATGCGGAACTCCGTCAGAGACAAACTATTTCTGTATCTAATCCGTCGCAAACAATGCTTGAAGGTACACATGGTGCCATCATTGCGTTAAAAAACATCGCAAGAGTAGCTGTATATGAGAACGATACGAATGTAAGCACTGTAGATCCGGAAAACAATCCTCATGGGTTACCTCCGCACTCCATTACTTGTGTAGTTGAGGGAGGATCCGACACGGATATAGCAGAAGCGATTCTTTACCATAAAGGAATTGGGTGTTATACAAACGGCGACAAAGAGGTCAGTATTATAGATCGGAATGATTATGTAAATAAAGTTCGTTTTTATCGGCCGTCTTATGTTGACATCTACATCAACCTGAAATTGAAGAAATATACAGAATATGTATCAAGCCTCTCATCTACTGTCAAAACCGCAATTTATAATTATATTTCTTCTCTTGAAATAGGACGTGATGTATCCATCTCAATGCTTACGGGAGCCATTATGGCTTGCAATCCTGATATTACCCGCCCGGTGTTTGGTATATCTTCTATCACGATTGGAAGAAGTAAACAATCTCTCTTGAATGGAGATATAGATATTACTTATAAAGAGGTGGCACGACCCAATTATGACAATATCGAGGTGACGGTATGATAACGCATGATACGGAATATTATCGGAAACTGATAACATCCGAATACCGTGGATCTCCCCGTTTTAATGAAATGGTTCGAAAAATGGCGAGCTATGGACGTGAGCTGGATATATTCATCTTGAAAATGGTGGATATGTTTGATGTCGATGTGGCGGAAGCTGATCAGTTGGATGTTTTGGGAGCTTGCGTCGGTGTATCACGATCCTTGAAGTTTGAACCGTCACCTACGGCACGCGGCGAAATCATATGTCCTACACCTCTTGAATTATCACAAGATACAGGAGCGGAATCTAAATATACAATGTATAAAACGCCTGTTCCATCAAAATTGGCTGACACAAATATTATACAGGACTTTACACCTGCCGACATGGATGACATGCCGCTTGTTACTGACGATGTTTATCGAATTATGATTAAGGCACGAATTATACAAAATGTCTGGAAAGGGAACGTTCTTGACTTGTATGAGATGTGGGATAATTTGTTTCCGGATAATCAAGGACTGCAGATACAGGATCTTCAAGACATGAGCTTTAATATCGTTTTGCTCGGGAATTATTCAAAACTGATACAAGAACTTATTGTTCACGGATATATTATTCCGAAGCCGGAAGGTGTAAGGATTAATACGCTGTCATTTATTGACACAGACGGTCTTCCGATATTTGCTTATGACTACAATAACATTAATTACAGCGGCTATAAATCTCATTGGCTGCAAGTGCATGAAGGAGGTTAATAATGGCACAGTCAAATTTTAAAGTATTCGCCGAGGGGGCGGCTGATAAAGATGTACAATCCGACGTCGTCTATAATGCGGACACACAGCGCATATACGGTGTCGTCCCAGGCATTGCTGAACCGAAAATGCACAATAAATTGTATAAGCAAGCGACGATTATGTCGGCTGCTATTGCACAAGTTATCGTTCAGGCAGGATTTGACGCATTGGATTCCGATTATTCCGGGCTTGTGTCAAATTTGAGAAAGTCTTTTGCTGGCTCAGTAAACGGGATTAAACCGGATGAATCCGGGAATATTGATTTAACAGCATTGATTGAAGAAATAAGACAATTGACAATCCCCCGAATTGGGGATTTTATTATTACGCGAAATCCTGAAAATCCGAGCAAGAAATATAAAAATACAACTTGGGAACTGCTGGAATCGAAAACTTTTATTATGAGTGCTGGAGGAGATGTTTCCGTCAACAGCAGGGGAGGGAGTAATACACATACAAATACAATACAGGAAATGCCGGCTCATGATCATGAAGGATCCATAGGGCACGCAGGAGGACATTCTCATTCACGAGGAAGTATGAATATAACCGGCTCGTTTTGGGGAAGAGACGTACAAGCTGGTTACAACGGCAACGGCGCTTTTTTTGTTAGCGCCTATGGAAACTATAACGACGAAGGTGGTAAATATCATGCTGATTATCCTTCGGTGATGTCCTTTGACGCGTCTCGTGCTTGGACGGGAGAAACATCATTCGTTGAAAATCATAATCATTCTTTATTTATTTCTTCAGCCGGAAACGGGAAAACATGGGATGTTCGTCCCAAATATATAGCCGCTTACATCTGGATTCGCACCGCATAGGAGGAACATTATGGCAACCAGTAACGCAAGAATTCAATTCTCCACGGCAGATGAAAAGACGTGGAAAGATATTAACCCAATGCTCCGCGAAGGTGAGCTCGTCATCGCAAAGAAACCGTCGAACAAGTATAGATTGTACGTCGGTGGTACGGGCGGAAGTAAGTTTAATGATTCGATTTTGGTGTGGGATGAAGAAGAGGCGGAAAACCTTGCTAATAAGGCTGCTTCTAACGCTAATCTGGCTGAATCTCGCGCAACATCGGCGGGCATGAGCGCTAATGCAGCCATGTCGAGTAAATCTGCGGCTGCCGCCAGTGCAAGTTACGCTGCACAAAGCAAAGAAGCTGCAAAGGCAAGCGCTGACACCGCGAAACAAAGTATGGAAACCGCAAAAACCAACGCAATCAATGCTGCACAAAGTAGTGCGTTGGCATTACAGAGTAGTAATGAAGCAAAGCAAAGTATGAATACTGCAAAAAAAAACGCGGATACGACAAAAACAGCAGTAGCTAATGCAATAAATAGTGCGTCTTCTGCGGCTGAAAGTGAATCTAAAGCGAATGTTTCAAAAAACGCTGCAGAAAAAAGCGCTTCTGCAGCAAAAATATCCGAAACGAACGCAAGATCAAGTGAACAAGCGGCAGCCGCTTCCGCTGCGGCCTTATCTTATGCAACACAGGAAGAGGTAAATTCTGGAATAGAGATTAGAAAAATCGTTTCACCCCAAACGTTAGGAACATTATTAAACTTAAGATTAAAAGCGATGATTGACATACTCTACCCGGTCGGCATAGTAGTAACAACAGCAACCGATGACGCATTAAAACCCGGTGAAGCAGACGGCTTAGCGACATGGGAAGAAATTGCGCAGGGTAAAGTGCTGCAAGGCGCGGTAAGCGGTGCGGGCGGAACAATAGAAGCAGGGCTGCCGAACATTAAAGGGGATATCATAACAGGAGACGGAAATAGCGGTGTAACGTCTGTTTTCGGCGCCGGCGGTAAACATAATGGCGCATTGTATGTAGATAGAGATAAAAATTTCAGTAATGATGCTTATGCCGCGTCTGCAGGAACAGGAAACAACGCATTCGGATTTTCATTTGATGCGTCAAAATCAAACAATATTTACGGGAACTCAAGCACTGTACAGCCACCCGCGTATAAAGTACATTTTTGGAAGCGTATCAAATAAGGCGGTGCACAATGGAAAGAAATGACGGAGAAAAAATAACAATGCAATTTGTGGAACGGATGGCAAAAATGGAAGAGAAACTTGACATGCTCGTTAGAATGCTTCCCGAAATTACCGCACTGCAAATTGCGCAGGCACGCTCAGAACAAACCGCATCATCGGCTCATAACAGAATTGATAACATCTATAAAGTAGCCGGCTTGATCTCAACTATTATTTCTGTGGTTATTGCATTAATCGGAAGGGCGGTGTGATATGAAAAAGTTAAAATCACTCTGGAGAAAAGCAAAAAGCTACTTCCGGAAATTAAACGCACCGCTACTGTACTGGTCGATACTTTATGCGGTTATCTGCATTTTCTGCATCTTTCTATATATTCTAATGACCATTGCAGATTGGTTGATTACAGGAAAAGGAAACGAGCCGGAACTAAGACTATTCATTACAATGCTTCTGTCCGCAGGAGCCGTCGGCGGTATAGTCGGAATCGGTAAAATGTTCGTTGATAAAGACAACAATAAAATACCGGACGTTTTTGAAAAGGACGATGGGAAACCACCGTTCTTTTTCGTGAAAGGAGAAAAAAATGACGAAAGAAGAACTGGCAAGGGCGATAGCGACAGGGATAATTGAGACAGGAATTGAAGGAGACTACGGTTCCGTTTCTTGCTCAACTGCTGGAGATTACCCGTCAATCGGTGTAAGCCAGTGGGAAGGAGAAAGGGCGAATCGTCTGTTGGAAAGCATTACCGGCGGAGCGCATTATGCTTACCGCAGTTACTCTGATTTGAGATATTTCGGCGATCTCTGGGCGCTGAAAGAACTCTTGATGAGTGATGAGGGACAGCAGGCACAGCTCGATATGCTTGCCGAAGACTGTGAAGATTATGTAGAAACATTATGGGAAGTACCGGATCTTGATGATACAAGATGTACTATCTATGCGGGTATGTGGTGCCCGACATCTGAAACGGTAGTGAGAAACTTCTTAATGCGGAGACAAGAAAGAGGATATGACCTGCGGGACATCAATGTAATCTATGAATTATTCAGAGAACAGTATGCCTACGCGGCATGCTGTGAAGAATACGCAGAGGGTTACGCAAATAGAGCCACTGCTACTTATGAATATGTAATGAATCTGGAGGTATAAATGTGGAAAATCAAAAAAGGGCTTATTTTATCGGCGGTCTTGCTGTCGCTGTGGTTGTCGCCATTGCTATCTGGTTCGTCTGCGCAGGCAGAAGCACAGTACACGATCTCCGAAACGGAGCTGACGCAATTAGAAATGAACTCTCAAATGCAGAAAGTGAACAGCGAAAAGAAAGACAAATTATTAATAGAACAGGAGAAGCAATTGAACGAAGCCGAGATGAAATCGGCGAAAGCAGAAAACGAATTGCAGATAGCAAACGAACAAATAAAGAAATTAAAGAAATCGAACGAAGTGACAGAGAACTCATTGAAGAAAACCAGAGAATTATTCAACGAGTACGAGCGCGAGGCGGAACGGAAAGTAAAGATTAAAACAAGGCAGCGAAATTTCTGGATTGTTATCAGTGTGGTAGCCGTGAGAGCGGCAATCTCCCGGAGGTGATCCTAAATTTAATCTATTCTTTTTAAGGAGGATTATATGAGATGGTTTTTATATGCACCATTGCAATTACTCATTATGATAATCTGTTATATCACGAACCCTATTGTAGTATTGTTTGCCGACAAAAATGGGGAACTGCATGGATTTTTAAGGAAGTGGCAGACGTTCGATGATTCTTGTGATAGTGAAGATTGCGTAACAAAATATGTACCAGACTGGATGCGGTATGATTTCTATAAATATTACTGGGCGGAGAAACGATATGATCCGAACTATGGACGGGTTATGAAAAGATCAATTAACATTGCGTCGCTGCCGTTAATTGATAGATTGAAGAGATATTGCTGCCGTGTCTTTTGGTTATCGAGAAACTGTGCATATGGTTTTGCACTGGACTGGTTTGGAGTGACAATTAATCCAGATGATGTTGTGGTTATCGATGACTATAAGGCAGAAGAATCCGAAAGAAATATACTTGTTACGCGGGATTTAAAATACTGGAAAATATATAATTCCATGCAAATTCCGAATACAAAATACCGATGGAAAATATATTTAGGATGGAAAATCCATAACGTGAAAAGTATACATAGGGCAATGCTGGCATTTCGGATATGGGTCTGCAAAGCAAATTAAAACGGGCGGGAAACCGCCCTCTTTTTTATTGCACGGTATAAAGATAATTTATAATAAAACATCCTGAAAACGTATTGACGAATCAAAGATGATATAGTAATATATAATCAAGAAAGGACAAGAGTTAAAAACAAGGAGGAAAACAAAAATGGAAAATACATACGAACTCAAAGGCAGCGAAAAACAAATCACTTGGGCGACGGACATGTTAAACGATGTAATGGGCACGATTAACAGGAATATCGAGATTAGCAAAGAAAGAAATCAGGAAAGAGATGTAAGAGCATTTGAGACAGTAAAAAATAAAATTAATAAAATCATTGAACAGAAAAAAGAAGCAAGCTTTTACATAACAAATAGAAACGCTTTTAACCCGCATACAGTAATTAAAACCGCAGAAGAAATAAGGAACAGAATGTAAGTAGGAGGAAACCAAAATGAAAATAAAAGGATACGAATACCCCGCCGCCCTCGGCGGAACAGGGTATAGCTTATTTAAACTAAATGAAGAAGTGTGGAATGAGGTGACAATAATTACACCTCCGAATTGGGAATTGACAGAAAATAAAGACGGACTCCCTATGTTCGTCAATCGGAAAACCGGGGATAGGGCGACGAACATTTCCGGAATAGACGGAATCCCGTATATAACGGAAACCCAGTCCGGGAAAATATATAAATGCCGAATAAAAGGGAACTGGGGAGGAAAGAGAAAAGGGGCAGGTGCAAAGAAGATTTTACCGACTGGTGCCAGGACACGGTCAATCAGGATGACCGATGAAGAGTACAAAAAAGTCAAAGGATATTTAATAGGACTGCGGAATAAAAAATGAAAGTCGGGGATAAGATTAACTGCTGGACAATAATTAACATTAATCCGCCTCCGGAACATCGATACCATCTTTTATGCCGCTGCGTTTGCGGTAATGAAAAGTGGGTGAGCGGATCTGCGCTAAGACGTGGTAAGTCAAAATCATGCGGGTGTCAGAAACACCGCAATCGAAAAAAGTACATTTTGAAACCTGGGGATAACGTCGGTTACTGGACGATACTAAGCAATGACGGCGATAAATTCCGCTGTCGTTGTATTTGCGGCACGGAAAGGGTCATAAAGCACAACATATTAAAAAGTGGAAGGTCTTTATCTTGCGGCTGCCGTCGCAGCGATCATCAAATCAAAGAACAAAAAGAGGGGCGCGAACTGGGACAAAAAATATCGCGCGAAGTG